AGGTGTTGGAATCAAAAAATATTGTTTTTATTTCATCAAAGGTTATTGTTTCTACTAATAAATTTGCTTATTCTAGTTCCAGATCTATATACACAACAGAAGAACGTTATGAACAAACATTAAAAACAATAGACTCTATTAGACAATACATACCAAACTCATATATTATATTATTTGATAACTCTGAATTTGATGAACCTCAATATGGTGTTCTAAATAGTAAATGTGATTTGTTTTTGAACGTATGTAATAATATTGACATATACGAATATACAAACAATAAAATATATAAATTGTATGGCGAATTGGCACAAACAGCATATGTTTTGAAATACATTCGTGAGAATTTAGGATATTTGAAATTTGATAACTTTTTCAAAATATCTGGTAGATATTGGATTAATGAAAGTTTTAATTATTCAGATTATGTTAATGATAACAATATATTCAAAAGAAAACCAGACGTCACGGATAGAAGATACTATTATACATCGTTTTATAAAATATCTAACAAGAATTTTAGGGGTTTTGTTGATTTGATAATTGGTATGTTTGATGAAAGTAAAAATCATAATGATTTTGATGGATATGATTGGGAGGTATTGCTTTCTAAGAAATTGAATTACAACTTTATTGAATTACCAAATTTAGGAATAACTGAGAATATTGCGGTCTGGAAACAACAAACGCTTATATAATAAATTAAAAACTGTTTTTTTAAATATTATAATTATATAAAATGGATGATTACGATATAATTATATTTTGTGGTGGAAAATGTGGAGGCACAACATTAGCTAATACATTCCAAAAAAACGGTTATAAAACTTTACATATGCACGGTGTAAACTCACCTGGAATGTTTAATCCGAAAATTAATTTAAATAGTAGCATATTTGATATTATTGATAATTCGGCAACTGAACGCAAAGTGTATATTATTGATAGTTATAGAAATCCTTTTGAAAGAAAGATATCGGCATTTTTTCAGCATATAAATAATGATATTAACTTATATGAAAAGTTATCACCTGATGACTTGTGTGATTTATTTAATAATAAACACTTATGCAATGAAGATTATCATCCGTTAAACAATATATTACACCATTATGAATTAAAGGCATTTCCTACTTTTGATTTTAATAAATGTTACAATATAATTGAGAAAGATAACAAGGTATTTATTAAATTGCGGTTTAATGATGTTTCAAGTTGGGGAACTATATTAAGCAAAATAATGGGAAAGGAAATTACTATTTATCCTGAAAATTTGACTAAGAATAAGAAGTCTGGCAAGTTGTATTCACTCTTTAAAAATGTTTATAAACCACCAGAATTTTATATTGATAATTATTTATTGAAAGATCCAGAGTTTAAAATATATAATAAAATAACAGAACAAGAAGAATACATTAATAAATGGAAGGGATTACATAAATCTTTGATAGGAAAAAATGGATATTTATTTTTACAGAATGACTCTAGTAAAGAATTAAAAATACATTGTGAAAATTTATGCTTAGTACACGACGTCACATTGCAGCGTTACTCGCAATATAAAGATAAATATTTATTTATTGTTTTTCCAGACAAGTCTTATATTTGCAAGGATTTTTTACCAGACGGTTTTGAATCAAAATATAGACCGGGATTTAATATTTATAAAAATTATTTTAAAGATAAAATAATAGACGGATATGAAATATTAAAAGGCATTGATGATATTTATTACAAAACAGACTCACATATGAATTTAAAAGGATCATACGAAATTTATTGTAGTTTTATAGATAAGTTTAATGAATTATTTGTGCCGTTGCAACTTGAAAAAAAAACACTGGTTATAGAAAAAAAAACGGTTATTTCATTAAATCATATTGGTTGTGGTATTGGTGATTTATTATGGGTATCAAATTTGGGAAATCAAACACCATTAACAACAATAGACGATTTTTTTTATTGTGATGACTTACCCGAAATATATTTAAAATATGAAATTACTGAAAATAGCTCTCTACGTATTATGAATCTAGAAAACTAAAATATTGTTGACAAAACACCATTATTTATGAACAATTTCATTACATGGCCAGTATTATCGTCACATTTTATTTACAAAAAAAACGAGGGCAAACCTAAATATAAATGTCTTATTTTTTATGATAGTTTTCTACTTTCTACCTTGAGTTTATATTTAGAATTGTTTGAGGAAATGTTTTTAGCAAAGAGCGCTTTTCATAAACATTTAATTGACGCTATTAATCCCGATTATATTTTTGAATTCAGAATTGAAAGATTTTTAACATAATAATGAACCAATGTATTCTTGCATTGTTTTCTCATAATCATTAGATAATTCACTTTCTAGGTCAAAAGCCATTATTAATTTATTGCAGACAGGAGTACATAAGGTCATATGATTTTTTGTGTAATTATAAGTTTTATTGTATTCATTTGAATAACCTTTATGACACAATATTAATACATTCGTTTTTTTATTAACAAAGATACTATTTATCCAAGCATTACACCCCCATGATAAAATAATATTGTCACAATTATTAATTATATTAAATAGAGTTACTACATCATAATCATTGGGACTAAATACTTTAAAATCGTTTCTTACAAAGAAATCTAAATATGACTGCGCAAAGCTTTTGTGTGGAGTGTTTCTATATTTTAAATCTATTTCTGATTTGATTAAACAAACATTTTTATAATATATACTTGTGTCTATATTCAGTTTCAACTTTTCTAATAAAACACTATTGTGGTCTACAACTTTAAAATGTGGCGGAGTATATATTATACTTTCTGAAATATTCACAATAGTTTTATCATCAACGAAATGTATTTTGTCTTCTTTAAAAAACAACAACAGGATACTATTAATAAATTTGCCAAAATTTTTTATTGTGTTAGGGACAATAATCTCGTATTCATCTATTAAATCCAATTTGCGTAGCAAATAAATACCTGCCATTATAAAACATAATTCATGGCCAGCGCTTTTTGTAATATTATACAACACTAACCCTTTTTTAATATTTATTGTTCTATATTCCGTATCGTTTATTTTTCTATTTACGCTAGAAATGTTTTTACATATATTTTCGTATTGTTTCCCAAAATAATCCATATAATAAAGCTTATCACCGTGCTTTAAAAAATTCTTTACCCATTCATTAGTTAGTTGAACATTAACATACGATACATTGTTAACATGTTTAATATTATCTGTTCCTTTTGATAACACACTGCATATTGAAAATCCATCATCTAAAGATATTAATTCGGTCTTCTTTGTAAAATCAACTATCTTTACGGGTTCCATTAAATAAATATAAAATATAGTATTATTTATATTTATTCAGTAATGAATTTATTAGACATTTCTTTAAAACATTGACCCAAATGCGCCACCCAATACGCTATTCGCAGCCATAGGTCCACTTAATAATCCATAATCGCCACCTGATTGAGCTCGGCCAGGCATCATGTGGTCATATGAATCCATTACTGATGATTGTCTAGCTGTAGCTACGGGAGCAGGAGGGAAAGAACCGGATTGCACACCCGCATTATCTAAATAATCCGCCTGACTAGGGCTGTGTCTAGATAAGGGTTGACTCACTCTTACACCATTTCTAACAGTATCTTTCTTTTCCTTACCATCTGTGCCGTTCCATAATTCATATATACGGTCTACAAGAACATTGACCTTTATTCCTAATTTCGTTTGAATACTTAACACTAAAATCAAGAAAGCCAATATCACATTGGTCAACATCAAATTCTCATATTTAAATCCACTGTAAGTAGGTAAATAAGTAATAATTCTGTGGATTACAATAATACCACAGAACATCACGACTAATTGAATAAAGATTTCGGCTAAAAGTTCTAAAGATGATTTGTCAGGGTCGGCCTCAGGAATAAATCGCTGAATCAACTTATTCAAAATCACAACTGGGACAACGCCCATAAGTGAATATTGAACCACATTTAATACCTCTGCTTTACCCTCCTCTGTGGTTGAAAATACATGGGATAAAAATGTTTTTCTATTCAAATCTTTTACTTCATGCAATATTTCCATTTATTGTATAAAGAACATGTAGAAATTATTAGAGGATAGGATTGTTTATATCGCTAAAATATTCTATTTTCTATTAGATCTGGTCTTTCTTTTTTTGGTAACTCTACCTTTTTTGCTTGTTTTGGATTTTTTCCCACCTATTCTTGAAAACATTGAAAGATGTTTATTTATTTCTGGTATTGTTTTATCAGTCCTATTCGCTTCAAGAAAATAAGTATCGTCTAAGCGCGCGTTACTATATTTGAATTTTAAATTATCTAAAAAGGCTTCGGTCACCGCATTGCTTATACCTTTTTGTTTTGCCATGACTCTAAACCTGAGTTTATAATTATTTATTGCTTTTGTTTCATCCTCCTTTTTACGCTCTTTGTTATTGCTCATGTCCTTTAGTATTTCACGATTAATATCATCAAGGTCTTCTAATAATTTAGGTTTGGCTCCATGAGAAACTCCTCTTGAACTGTGACGAGAATTTGCTGTTAGTCTTGACATCATGTCTCGTGCTATAATAGCTTTTGTTGTAAGAGATAATCCTTTTTTTGACATATATATAATATAAATACTATAATTCTTATCCTAAATATCACTAACTAAATCCATTATCATAGGAAATATTGGTTCAATTGCTTTTGCACACGCGATAGCAACTTCTCTGTGTTCCTTCTGTGTTCCATTCCCACTACGCAATTTAATATAATGCACCCACGACCTTAGCGTGCCATTCATATATAATCTTGAAACCGTCATCCCCTCAGGTAAAACCGCCCTAGCTTGTTCTTTTGCAATCCCTTTTCCAATCGCCCATTTATATGCATTCCCCGTTATTTCTGATACTCTTTCTTGCATATCAGCCCATTCGTTCTGCAATTTCTCATCATCTGTTTCTATACTATTTTGGCGGTTTTTATGGTCTTGAATTCGTGCATCCCTAATTTCTGAACCCAAATCAGCCACAGCATAACGTTGCGAAAACTCCTGGAATGAAAATGAACGATGTCTTAATATCTGTCTCGCAATATCTCTGGTCGTTTCTATCTCTAAACAAATGCTTACCATCTCTAGTGGCGACCAATGATTGTTTTTGATTAAATACTTTATCAATTTCTCATTGGTCTCTGTATTGTTTTGGTTTGCTGGATTGGATACTCTAGCGCAATATGCAACTAAGTCTTGAATACTCTGTTCATCGTTATTGGGTGGCCTTGAGTAACTAATCAATTCAACCTTCATTGTTATCTATTCTAGGATTATTTCTATATTGAATTCTATAAATTTAATTTTTACGTTTATAAACATTTAGAGATATCACAATTAATACTATATTTGAGAAATGAGTAAATCAAACGCTTCAGCTAAAAACCGTCGTGCCTATGGTGGAAATCCACCTCCACCAGTTCCTTTACCAGTTCCTTCATCAGCTCCGTCCTCTCAACAACAAGCACAACCTCAAGGATTCACTCTTCAACAAGTAATTGCTGTGATTGATAATCGCCTCTTAAATTTAGAGCATTTTATGAAGGAATCTAAAGAGGGTGGTGTTAAGCACGTGCACTTTGAGTCGGAATCTAACGACGTAAGACCCGCTGGCCAACATGTACTTGATAATTCAGTTGGTGAAATATTAAATGAATTTAGTACCCGTTTTGATATGATTGTAGATGAAGTCGCCAATCTAAAAGACATTGTCCTTAAGTTACAAACATACACTATGGACGTTAACAAGACTCTTTTGGAGGAAAGAATTAATATTCTTTCGGATTTAGGAAATAACCAAGCCCAGACATTTACAATTAGCAATGAAAACTCTGATTCAGCTACAGAAAATATAATTAGTGAAATAGCTCTTGAAACGGCATAAATAAATTTACTTTAAATAATAAATATAGAATTATAATTTAATAATTCTATATTATGAACACAGAGTGTGAATCAGAATTTAATAAAAAAATAGAAGAATTGAAGAATCAATATTATTCCACGAATAAAAAGAATGTGTTTTTCAAGTCTAGTCAAAAGATGGATTGTGCTGCACAAGTAACAAATCAAATTGGCATTGATGAACTTATTCAGAAAACTATTTATTTAATACCTAACACAAATTCTGTATATTTGGATTACACTGTATTTAAAACCTACGCCACACCTGAAAATTATCAGAAAATTGTAGGATATATTCTTTCATTATTTGATTACTGTATTGAAAATTATGAATATTACGATGCTTATGTAAATTTGGATACATTTACTATTTCAGCAGCAGAAAGATACAAGAGTATTATTAATTTGTTTCTTAACACATGCATGACGTCCGAATGTCAATATTCTATTAAATTGAGAAACATGTATATTTGTAATACACCAAATACGTTTCAAAATATTTCCAATGTACTTATGCCGTTTATTGACCCGACTGTGAAACAAAAAATTTTATTGTCCGATAAAAAACACAGTGTTGAATTATTAAAGAACTTGATGAAAAATTGATTAGAGTTTGGACATTATAATAATTAATAAACATTGATTATTATAATGAACGTCGTCATCAGTACCCCCCAAAAGGCCGATACCTTTTGTGCTATGTTCCAGCACATGAAAGCTTTCACCGAACATGTAAACGTCATGTTTGAGCCCGACCATATGTATTTGCAGTCAATGGATTCTGCCCGCGTCTCCGTATTTGAGTATAATTTGCCAAGTGCTTGGTTTGATAAGTATGAACATACGAATGGTGCGGCCATTCCTCTAGGTGTGAATTCTACATTGTTGTTTAAAATATTGAATACTCGCGATAAGAACCAGACAATTACTTTGGCGTTTGACCCTGAGAACAATGATAAATTGTACATTAGTTTTACCTCCGATAGCAAGACTGTCTTTGATAAACATTTTGAACTACCTTTGATGGATTTGGAGTATGAGCTAATGAGCATTCCTGAGATGGAATGTGACGCAGAGTTCTCTATTCCTTCTGGTACGTTCGCTAGTTTGGTGGGACAACTCAAGATGTTCGGCGAGACTATGGATATTGAATGTTCGGAAGAGAAGATTGAGTTGATTTCACTGAGTGAGGGATTGGGCAAGATGAATGTAAATATTGATATTGAGGATTTGGATTCATATGCGATTAATGAGGGTGAAGTAATGAAGTTGTCGTTTAGTTTGACGATGTTGAATAATATTTGTGCTTTCAGTAAAGTGGCGAAGGATATGGAGATTAAGCTAATAAAGAATTATCCGATGAAAATTATTTATTCTTTAGGTTTAGAGGATGCGAAGATGACATTTTACTTGGCACCGAAGATTAATGATGACTAAGGAAACCTAAAAGCTTTGCGGGTCGGGTTCCCTTCTAAACCCTCCTTTAATTATAGTTTCCTTTTTAAAATAATATTAGTAGACGTTACTTATATTAATATTTAATGTTTTCTTGTTTTTTTATGTCTGCGGCCGCCCTTTTGCGTCTTAGACTTCTTGTGTTTGCGGGTCTTTCCGCCTTGGAAAGCTTTTAATGTAACTCCCATCATATTAGACCCCGAAAGTGCTTTTGGGTCCCTATCACTACGCATAGAAATATCTTTAATAAACTCTACTGGGTCAGTCCATGTCGCATTATATAATCCAAAACCTGATTTCAGATTCCACATAGGTTGATTATCTTTGTTTAGTTTAATAGCGTATTGTAAATTAGTTCTCATACGTCTAAGTTTGCTTCCTATTCCCATTTCAATTTCATCCTTAAAATTAATTTTAACTTTTGAACCATTAGTAACTTTATCATTCAATGTTCCACTTACTGCTGTTGGTGTTACTGTAAAATATTTGCCATCCTTTTGAGTGTTAGGGTCATTAATAAATTCCTTTACCTCAGACAAAGCGTTTTTGAAATTTTGATTTAAAGTACTGGCTATAGCAGAATCTATTACATCTGTCAAATCTTTTGCTTGGTTTACAGCATTGTATCTTTCAGTAGAGCTTCTCGCCACCTCCTTCCCCAGCCCCACCGCACCCTGCCCTAACTTCCCCAGCCCGTAAGCTGTTGCCCCTGTCAACGCTCCCACCGTGCCCAATCCCAACGCCACGGGAGCAGCTACTCCATACGCAAACAACCCTCTTCCCGCATTAAGAGCTATTTGCCCAGCTCTGCTTTTATAATAATTATTTAATATATCCTTTTTAGCATCAGCTAAATCTTTCACTTCATTGAACAGTGTACTAGATAACCATGGTTCTAATTTTTCATCTTGGCCTTTTATTCTTCCAATAATATCTTTATATTTTTCTTTTTCTGCTTCATTAGGTTCTGCCCTTTTTAACCCATATAAAAGAATATATGCGTCAGTCTTAGTAAAACTTGTTTTAAATTTTGATAATATATTTGAAAGGTCGGTATCAGCTAATTCACTAATTTCTGTCGCATCTTTTTTAGTTTCGTCGTTTAAATTACTGTTTTTTATTGATTCGTTAATTTTTTTTTTTAATGCCCCAGTTTTGTCAGAATTTATTCCCAAAATAGGAATAAACTTATCATTTTGTTCAATGTAAAATTTTGCAATTGGATAGATTTTAGGTGGAGTTTTCAAAAATAAATTATAATTTTCATCCCTCATTACGGAAAAATCTACTTGTACACCTCCTCCTTCTGGCTTAGCGTCGTCATCTGGATTTGAAATTGTAGTTTCAGCTGGCTTTTCTTTTGCTGGTTTAAAAGGATTTGAAAAATAATCGGTTACGTTGTTCATTTTATCCTATATACTTAACCCAGAAATTATTATTCGTTTATGTCCATCTAAAAAACAACCAACCTAAATATATACATGACATTTTACCTAAATATTTTATTATTTCTCATTATTTTATTTTTATACATTCACATTGTTCATCAATACAAACGTAGTGAAGATTTAGAGATATATGAAATGGATTATGCATCCAATGACCACCTACAAGAAGTATGTGATATTAAGCAACCCGTTCTTTTTGAATACCGTTCTGTAAATCCAGAATTTTTTGCTAAAGTAACTTACGACCGTTTGTCCGATGATTTTTACGCCAACACCGACATCAAAGTAAAAGACATCAATGATTATTGGGAGACTGACGACGCTGTAGATTACATCGTATTACCTTTCCAAACTGGAACGAATCTCATGCGAACTGATCCTAAATCCAAATACTTCACTGAAAACAATGAAGAGTTTTTAGAAGAATCTGGACTATTGGGCTTGTTCCAATCAAACGATTCCAACATTAAACCTTATTTCACTGCATTAAGCAAATACGATATTTGTACTGCATCTAAAAACACAGTCACACCCCTACGCTACCACACTGGCTACCGCCAATATTTATGCGTGAACACAGGAAAAATCAGCGTAAAAATGACTCCATGGAAGAGTACAAAATATTTATACCAAAATAAAGATTTTGAAAACTATGAATTCCGTTCACCCGTTAACGTATGGAAACCTCAGAAGAAATACCTACACGAAATGGATAAGGTCAAGTTCTTAGAGTTTGAGGTTTTAGAGGGCCATATGCTTTTTATTCCACCTTATTGGTGGTACAGTATTAAATATACATCGGAAGAAGATACGCTTGTTTGTGGGTTTTCATATAATAGTATTATGAACTGCTTAGCGAATTCACCCGATATTGCCAAATATTATTTGCAACAACATAATATTAAAAAGCGTATTACGAAGACATTGGAATTAAATGAAGAAGCCAAAGAAGCAAATGCGGAACAAGAAGAATTAGAGAAGGTTGCAGAGATTGATGCGAAAGTAGAGCCAGAACATGGCGCAAAGAAAATTACTGAAGTTCCGCTTTAGCAGGGAAAGTGTTAAATAATAAGGAGGGGTCGCAGGGGAACCTTGGTTCCCTGCTATGAGTCGGTCAGTGCATTCTTGTCTACAGTTACTTCTTTCAATACATTACGCATTATTTTATCCACATGTTTATTCTCTTCTTCATTGCTATACCCACCTAATGAACTCAGTGAAATCTTCATGTATTCATTATTCTCAGGAGTATCTGACCTTACATAGTCTGGATTCTCTGCTTGCCATGCAGGTAATTGCTCCAAATTTTTACGGGCAATACGGCTTACTATAGTTCTTAGTTTGGATTTTTCCGAGTTATCTTTTTCCCACGTATCTTGATTCTTGATGTATACTGTTTCACGCTTATAATCTGTGCAATGAAGTGGGCGTTCATAAACATCTAGCTCTTTCAGTTTGTTTATGAAAATCCGTGAAATACCTAGAACGTAACCTAGTTTTCCAGTGGCTTCTAGATCACCAACATTAAGATTCAATGAATCTACAAAATCAGTGATACTGATTGCGTCTTTACATTGTTCGTTTAAAAAGAGATTCAAATTGAAACTATTATTATTAGTGGTATTGTTGGTAGTCGTGTTGTTCTGTATTAAGGTAGTATTGGATTTGGTAGATATTTCTATCAGTGCTTTTGACTGCTCTTTTAATGCATCTTTTAATGTATCCTTCAACTCTGTTGATTGCTCTTTTAGAAGGTCTTTTAATTCTTTGTTTTCTTTTATTAGTTCCTTAACTAATTCAAATGTTATATTAATGTCGTTTTTTTCTACACTAACTGCTGCGTTTTTATTAATAGTTTCTATATTACATTGTTTTTTATGTCTACATAACGCCATTCTATACGAGAACGATTCCTTACATAAATTACATTCGTATGTCTTCACTAATGCATTAGGGACATTGGTTACTGTAGTTACGAAAGCAGTTACGTTCCGTTTATGTTTAGTAGTATTTTCATGTTTTCCATAATCTTTTTTATTAGCAGTTATGTAGTTACAATAATCACAATTATACAATTTTTTGTTTTCAATAAGGGGATTTTGGGATAAATTTTTGGACATTTATAAAATAGAGTTACAAAAAAATCCTCCTAAATATTCCGCAAAGAACTGTTTAAAATATTATGCAGTCAAAAAATTTATTAAAAAACAGGATTTACAGCATCTCCGAGTAAAACGATACTTTTAATAAATTTCTCTGGCCAAAAATAAAAAATAGACAAAAATAAATGTCCAAAAATAAAAACGGACCCGATTTCTTTTCTTTGTTTCTTCTGTGACTATTTATTGTAAAACTATTTATTTTTATTTATAATTTCATTAAGATTGTTTATTATGTTCGCCAATGCAATAATTCGTTCTGTTGAATTAGCTAACGCTATGGATTGTTTATTGATGACGTTTTGCAATTCTTCATTTTTCTTTATTAATTCTGAAACAATATCACCATTCACTTGAGTAGTTTCAACCTTTTCATCTTTTTCTTTAATTTCGTTCTCTTGATTGCATGTTTTACTATGTCTCCAACATGTAACTCTATTTCTAAATTTGTTATTGCATTTTTTACATAAATATGTCTCTTTTTTAACAGGAACAGCTGTGATTGGTGGTGGATTATTAATTGCGTTTATATGTTTATTAGTAGCTTCGTGTTTTTTATAATCTTTAAGATTATCAGTATAATAGTTACATGTTTGGCAGTGGTATTTTTTATTATCAATTATTTCGTTAGTTAATTCATTATTGTTTTCATCAATATCAAATATAATATTATTATCCAAATTATTCACAATCGGTGTATTAACTATATTATGTTTATTGTTTTTATTTGGAAACGGTGGACGACTATTTAAATTTGCGTTTAATAAACTATAATATTGATGCTCTAATATTAAAGCGTCAATTTTAGTATTACATTTCTGATTACATATTTCTAACATTTCCCAATTATCCCAACCACCGTTTTTCCGTATACAATCGTATACTTTTAAATTGTAACCATCACTTTTTTCATTAATGCAGTTTATTTTATGTGCGTATTTACGTTGTGTAAAGTTTGTAGTATGTCCAACATAAACGTCTTTAATATTTTTATCTTTACATACTATTTTGTAAACAATAGTATTATAATAATTGACACATGTCTTTGGCATAGGTTTTATAACTTTATTAGACATTTGTCTTTATCTTATTTATAGATAAATCCCTAAATGAAATCTTATAGTTGATTTTTATCCCCATATTGATTAATTTCCTAGTAAAACTATTTAACAATTAAAACATAAAAATTAATTTATATTATATTGTAGATGAACATATTAAGAATTTTGTTATTACTATTTGGAACTACAAATGTCATATATTCAAAGGATTTAGAAATTGTAACGAGACGAGTCCAGTCATCTATGAATTATGGAAGTGCAAATCAAAATAATTATCAGGGGTCAGGTGTAGAATCAAAACAAACAACCTCTTCTTACAAGGGTTCTATGAAATATGGTTCACAAGCTGGTGGGTCACAAGTTCATGGGTCACACGTTTACGGCTCACAAGATATGAAAAAACAATCCCACAATTTAGTTCAACGTGGCTCTATGAAGTATGGGTCAACAGCTATTAAGAAACATGGGTCTATGAAGTATGGTTCACAAAGACATACTGGTTCAACTGCGCTTTATAAAGGTTCAGGAAGACATACTGGGTCAACTGCGATTCAAAAGGGTTCAGGAAGACATAGTGGGTCAACTGCGATTCAAAAGGGTTCAGGAAGACATAGTGGGTCAAATACAAAATACATGTCTGCATACGTCTTTAGTACTATTAACTATGGGTCAAATAAAAATAAATATTGCACCAAATATAGCGGACCAAGTGCAAAGGGTAGCGGCACAAAGGGTAGCGGTGCAAGGGGTAGCGGTGCAAGGGGTAGCGGCACAAAGGGTAGCGGCGCAAGAGGTAGCAGTCCTCCTAGTCCATCAAACATATATAATGCGTTTGCGCCTACTTATCATCCTACTGAACAATTACCAGAAGTATATAAACCACCTCCACCAACATATTATCCAACAGTTAAAATGACAGTACCAGAAATTCCAGGATTAAGTAAGATATTAAATCATCCAAACGACGACATAACAATACCACAATTGTCTCTATCGTTTCAAATAAAACAGGGTGGTAATGGTTGGTCGTCCTATCCCGACCCCCCAGCAGTGCTAACTAGTGCAGTATCCGCAGTTACAGGTCTAAACAAAAAATACATAAAAGACATGAGAGTATCTAGTCAGTTCAATCGCCGTAAATTATCTTCACAATTCTATTTTTATTATAACATAACAATTCCTATTCAAAACGCAACTCCAGATAAAAATAATCAAGAGAAAATATACACAGCGATTGTTTATAGTTTGCAATACTCAGTAGTTAGTGGTGCTTTCACAGATTATTTTAAAAACATCAGTTTGCCTATCAATATAACTAGTATTGCGGCAAGCCCATATATTGTTGTTTATCCAGCAAAACCAGTTGTTCAATCAACAACAATAGAATCCACCAACAATAAATCCGACCCTACACTAATTTATTTCTATATAGTATTCGGAACATTGATATCAGTTGCAGGTATTTCTACGGTTGCATATTTCGTCTATAAAAAAAGAAATATGAAAAATAATGCCATCAAGTTCAGAGATAGTATACCAAATCCTATTCAAAAGAGGATTGAGTTAGTAGAGAACTAACTAAGAAAATAAATATTCAATATTATATATAATGAATATTTCACAAAACGGAATTAAGGAAAATGGATATATTTTATTACCTAATGTGTTAACTAATAATGATTTGAAAATCGGGTTGTCTAGCATAGAAGATAATAAAGTGAATTATTCAATGTTGAAAAAGTTTATAGATAATGTATTTTTTATGAAAATAAAAGAGAATACTGATTTTATAACTAATCCATCTTATGTTAAATTTAGGTTAAGTAATAATAATAATTCAAACGATGCGTCAACGTTTCATGGCGATAGCTATAATAATACAAATAGTGAGATTTTGCCCATATATACGTGTTTATGTTACTTTGATGACGCACAATTAGAAATAATCCCCGGTAGTCATAAATATAATAATTCAGGATGGAGTTTTGAAAGTTATAATAAAAAACAGATAATAAAAGTTACACAGGGCGATATACTAATATTTCATTCTAATATTCATCATAGAGGTATTAATTATAATAAAACAGAAAATCGCCGTTTATTACAAGTATTTGATGTGTTTCCAGATAAAGAAACATACGATGAACATATTTCAAAATTGGTTATAGTTAAATCATCAGAATCCTTTTTAGTAAAAAATTTAATCGGACCATTATTATGTGAATTATCAAAGTATCCAACAGTAATTGACTATATAACAATGTTTCATTACATTTTAATGTATAATGATTTACATTATAAAATAGCTCTTATGGACATATCTCCATATGAAAAAAACAATAAATATGTTTCATACGAGTCAAGTAGACGTAGAATGTTTGAGGAATTATTGGATAATGATGACTATAATGTAAACATTATATGCGATAAAAACGCAAATTCTGTTTCGTATAGTAATTATTATTTGTATTTTTACATAATTTATTGGATAGTAAGTTTAATATTTTTATATTTAATCGTAAAAATGTGGAGCGGTAAGTTACAAAATTTTGCGTTTAAATCGCCCAAATGGAAACGTTACATTTACTCATTTACTCCCACAAAATGGGCGCTTTGAATTTAAACAGATGAAGCAATTTTTACGAGGGTTTTGTAAAATAATAATCAATCAGATGTGTAATAGACATTCCGCAGGCCATATTTATCAATACATTTATTTAAAAAACACTCGCATTTCGCACAGGGTTTAGAATTAATAAAACTTTCGCATTTATCTCCACGGCCAAACCGCATGACATACATATCAGAACCACGCAATTTACTCTTATCTCCAAGTACACGAACCACATTCTCTTCCGCATGTATATTCCTAGGCTCTCTTATAAATGTATTATTAAAAGTTTTGTTTTGAATACTGCGGTAACCAACACGGTTTGTGGCTTCAGCGATTACTTTGCCTCGCGAAACAATGACTGCCACATGTAATAAATTATTTGCATTTCTCATTTTCGTTGTTTTAGGGTCCTCCATAAATCTATCTAGTATTTCTGTAATTTGGGAATTAGGCATGTATTTATACTATCCCAGTGTTTAAATAATTTTTTTAGGAGCTTATTATATAATGCTCAAATCTGTTCGTGAAGTATTAATCTCTATTGTAGCGCTCTTAGTCTTAGACGGAATTTACATTTATTTAACACATAAAATATTTTCCGACCAAATTGTTAACGTCCAACGTGTAGTAATGACATTGAAACCTATGGGTGCTTTGGTTTGCTACATATTATTGATTGCTGGTCTGAACTATTT